CCCATGTAAGCAGAGATTCCAATAAGGAAGTGGAAGATAACCAACTGATATGGACCTCCATTATACAACCACTCATCTAGTGTGGCAGCTTCCCAGATGGGATAGAAGTGTAGTCCAATAGCATTGGAAGATGGAACTACAGCACCAGAGATGATGTTGTTACCATACATGAATGAACCTGCAACAGGTTCACGGATCCCGTCGATATCTACGGGAGGAGCAGCGATAAACGCCACGATAAAGCAAGTAGCAGCAGCTAACAAGCATGGAATCATAAGAACTCCAAACCAACCGACATAGATACGGTTGTTTGTACTCGTAACCCACTCACAAAACTCACTCCATCCTGACAATAAACCTTGCTCTCTCTTTGAAAGAGTTGTCATTGAAATTAAAAGAACATTTGTGTGCGGTATGATAAAGACTAATTATAACCCCGTTTAGTCTTGGTCAGGGGGAATATGGGATGAGGAAATCCTCATCGATCTATTTATCTTAGCAAATCGTAATAATTATGTCAAGAAAATTACAGTATCTTATGAGTCTCATAAAAAAAACTTATATACTTTTTGGTAGAGATGGGTCAAGCACATTGAAATTTATCCAACCCTCATGATTGTACCTAGTGTATAATTTAGGATGAAGTTTAGTATATTGATACAGATATTTTATAAGTTCATGACCTTTCTCCCACATCTCTTCAGGTGTGCTTGACTTGCTGAAACTACCTGCTTGTGGATGTAATTTTTTTCTATAAAATTTACCTTTCGATCCAAATAAAACACCAAGACTACCAGGTGTTCTTGAATCTCCTCCTAACCAACCATCTTCAATAATATTCAACTTCAAATTATGATATTGTCTTGCACAATCAAATGACATTTGGTCTCTGTTAGGTCCTATCAATGAATACTTCCACCACATATCATGGAAATCAAATAGGTCTTCAGTTATTACTCTCCAAAAACTACCGAGAACAGGACTACAATAGTTCCTGAAAACATATCCAGTCTCTTTAAGTGCCTTTGTTATTTCAACCTGCTGCTCCCATGTATTCATGTTACCAAGGTAACCTTCTAATATCTCATCATAGAATGTAAACTTCTCACAGTGTCTCATGATTGAAAAAGGATACGTATCTAGAATTCTTTTGGTCTCTTCTGCATATCTTTTTGTCATCACATAACACCCATCAATCCATGCAAGTTTTGATCCAACTGGAAATAATTTGTGTGGATTGATCTTTGGGTATGCAGATAATCTTCTAGGACACTCATGCTCTATTGGTATATCCCTAAACTCCCAAGGTTCTTTGTGTTCTATACTACCATCAGTAAAACAAACATACTTTATATCTGGGTCATAATAATGTTCATTAGGAATTTCGTCATACCCATTAGTAATACATGTGTAAATTATATACTTAGAATCCACTCAGAACCTCCAAGACAGGATCATTTTTAGTGAAATACTTAGACCTATCACCCAATATGATTTGATTTGTTCTCTTCTCTCTCGCTGCACGGTATCTCATTCTTTTACTGAGTCCTGTAATTTCACATAGTTTATTTACTAATTCATCAGGGTTCTTTTTTTCAGCATATGTATAGTCACCTGCTCTATTATTCCACCAAATACCATCAGGTTCAGCATTAGTAAAATTATTTAACAAGTCTCTTGCTGGTTCAAAATCAAATTTTATTTTACTAAGTTGCAATGCTACAGAAAATGATAGTTGATCTCTTATACCACCTTTATTATACCAATTCCACCACAATTTATCCATTGGAGTTGATTTTTTTCTCCATAATATAGTACATAAAGGAGAAAAGAATTTAGAAAAATCAAATCCAGTTTCTTTTACCTCTTCTGTAAATTTTATAATTGTATCTTCATCAACCCATCCGTTCATAACATACTCAGCACACTCTTCAAGGTAAGTATGTTTATGGGGGTGTTGCATCACAAAGAAATCATACTGCTTCAGTATCTCTTCACTCAATCCAATAAAACTATCATTCAACAAATGTAGTTTAGACGCATCCACATACACACTGTCCTGTTGAAATGGACATAGTATCTTAGCATATCTAGAAGTTCTTATTGGATCATCTAAGTCAGGAAGTAATCCTCCGACCCATGGATCTGGTGGATCTTGTACACCAAAGCAAACATACAATGGTCCTGCTGGCATATGAGTTGGAAGAGAAACATAATTATTAGTCAGACAAGTATAAATTATCATAAACCCATGAGTAATGGTTTGGTCTTTAGTATACTACAGATTTTATTGATAAAATTATCATCATCAACATTCTCATACATTGTGTATGTTTCATTGTATGCTTTCTGTCTAGTGCTTTTATTCCAATCAATTTTTATCGGAACTCTATTTGCTCTCATCACAATTTGCTCTGCAATAGAACTTGTGATCTGATCAATTCTTTGACAATGATTTTTGTACCAGTCCCAGTATACTTGATTCCATTCCCTTACTCTCTGTGTATTTTGTCTCCATATTACACAGTTCAAAGATTGTTTATGGAGTGAAGGTTTGAATCCTACTGCTGCCATATCTTCGGCAAGTGCATACAGTTCTAAGTCAGTGGCAAAACCTACCTTATATAATTTGAAAAACTCTTGAACTATAGTTCTCTGTTGAGGGTGATCTTGTAGGGTCAATTCATTTTTTAATATATCCTTTGAAGTTTCTACAAAATCAGGTGGCATAGTATAGCATCCATCAATCCACACATGAGGTTCATCAAATAATGTATGAGACATACATCTAGGGTAGTATGATTTTATCCAGTTAGGTTCCTCTCTATCACACTTTATAAATTCCCACTTCCCTTTCTTCTCTATCTCTCCATCATAATACATGACATACTTTACCTTTGGATCATAGTAATGATCATCAGGTATCTTATCATAACCGTTAGTTATACAAGAATAAATTATCACGTAACCACAGGTGCTTCCCTATTGAACCAACCTGTTGCAATATACTTATCAATATCACCTGTCAAGAATGCACCCCTATGCATGTGAGTGTATGCTGCTGGCCAGAATACTATCGTACCTGCTGTTGGTTGAAATGAAAGTTTCTGATGTAGGAAATCAGTTGCACCACCATTCTCATATGGAATATCATTCAAGTATACCATCCATGTAAGAACTCTATCTCTGTAGAGAAAATTACTATTCTCACAATGCCATACATGATAACCTCCGCCAGGTGGTGTTTTTTGTACTTTATATGTCCATGATGATACAGGATCGCCTTCTAATATTCCCCTATAAGTTTTAGTATATAATGTAAAACAATCACCCAACCATTTTGATAAAGCTAATGCCATCGCTTGATCATGAGTCTCTAAAAACAATTGAGTATCATGCCTTCCAAGAGATCCTTTTGGAAATTGTCTGTCTCCATGCAAACCAGTATTGATACGACTTTCAATGGGTTTCCCATCCCTACCTTCTGCCAAGTTTGTAGTTACAATTGAATCATTTTCAATCCATTTCTTTTGATACCAAAATTCAAATGAAGAAATCACTGCTTTACATATATCAAGAGGCATAGCATTTTTGAAAACACCTATTCCCTCATGCTCCTCCATTTCTAATGGTCGATCTTCTGGAGGTTCAGGTATATTATGATCTGGTTCAGCACTAGCACCTGATTTAGGTGTTTTATCATCCTCTGGAAGTACGACTTCAGGCATTGTTTAGTTCCTCTTTTGCTTGATTAAAATACACAGATGGTGGTATTCTACCACAATACTCGTCAAGTTGCATGACTTCATCAACCTTGACATCTGCACCATTCTCTCTCCAAAAATCAGAGAGAGCATTGTTACTACCCTTATGAAAGATATCTATGTGCTCTTCATGAATGGCAGATCCCATATCCAATCTGTAATTGAATAGGGGAGTGGAATATGATTTTCCACTGTCAAGAATCAGGTCTTCGGAGACTGCTCTTGGTCTGATGTTTTGGTCGATTTTCCACTGCGATCCTCTCTGGTGAAGTCTGAGAAGTTTAGTTGCATGATGACGAGTAATAAGGTAGCAAGCAGCAGAAAAGTCATTGATAAATCTATGATGTAGTTTTAAAGTTATACCGTTAGGATTTATAATTGTCAATTGTAAGCAGTCAAAATTTATAGGCAGTCTCTTTCTTACTTCTTTGTATGTAAAACTCCAATGTTTTGCAGTATCTAAATCTACATCATCCTCCATGATGACTATCTCATCAAGGTCAGTCTCCTCTACAAAATATTTGATAGCATTCAAGTGTGACATGACACAAGCACACTCTCCTGAGTTCATATTATCAGGGACAGTACCTTTCAAATATTCTTCATACTCTATACCATCAACGCCTGAGATACGATGATGGTCAAGTAGTTCCCAATGTTTGAACTGTTCCTCCATGTAGGTTTTCCTGTCAGGAAACCTATCAAGATTGATCCACAGAACTTTTGGAAACCCTGCTAATTTGTGGACAGATTTATTCTTGTCCCGTAACTGGGATAGCTCTTCTTGCTTTTGCATAACCTACGTGATCATAATAAAGTTGGAGTTCTTCTTTTTTACAGGACTTTAGTTTTTCCCATAGTTTTCTATTATCCTCTATGTAAGGATTATTGAACCAAGAGTTTTTTGATCTCTTATGTTCAAGATGAAATATCCTCTCAGACATTCTAGCAACTTTTGATAACATACTAAACCTATAATGTCTTTCATCATCTTCATATCCATAGGCAACGAACCCTTCATTTTCACCACCTAATCTTTTATATTCTTCAGTATCAAAGAATTGTACAAAACCATACTTTGCATCATATGCTCTCCAGTTTTTGAATACTTCAAAACTAAATTCCTGATTCATAAAATTTGATACCTCTTCATCGCTCGCTGTAAGTTGAGCTTGATACGGACCAAATCCATATGGATAAACACACTTAGGATAAAAAGTTTCAGATTCTGGTGTCTCTTTATATCCATTCTTGAGAAGATTTATGGCATATGCATAAGAAGTTTTAGGTAATAAAATGTCGCAGTCATAGTTTGCTACGTATGGTGTCTTCACCATCCATAACATATCGTTGATGATCTTAGTTCTGTGGAAGGTGTACTCGTCTGACTGCTCAAAAATGTGGGTGAGTCCTTCCAACTGAAAATCTTTCAAGGCTTCCTCCAGTGCAGGTTGCACAGATTCCTTGAAGATTGATTCTTTATCTACTTCTTTTACTATTACATTTGTTTTGAAATTTCTGAGTAGGTATATCAATGTAGTGATTATGTTTCTCATTCTATCTCTCGATTCAATACGAAGAGGAATGATGAAAGTACAATCTGATATATCCCAGTGTTGATTTTTGAAATGTGGTTCCAACACGTTCACTCTTTCTGTCGATGCTACTAATTCAGCATCAATCTTATCCGTCATTAGATTACCTCCCAGTTACTACAGTACAAATCGGATGTGTCATGAGCAGAAGTGTATCCTGTTCCGAACCACTTCTTAGGTGCTATTATTCTCTTGTCTGGATTTTGTGATAACCAAGAACCCCACCAAGAGAATGAGGAGTTAGCGATTATGAAATCACTGCACATGGACATCATGCACAGGTCTGTAAGATTGTCACCACCTTCTGAGACAAGGAACCTGTCATCAGGGAA